TTACTCTTTGCTGTTCCAGTCCACATCATATTCCTTTTCCACAGAAAACTTATTCATCATACTGTCTGTTGTGCTAAAGGACATGAAGTATTCATAATCGTCTCCCGATTGGAACCACATATACTCATCTCCCTTAAAATCCGGAAACATCTCTCCTGCCTTTTCCCTGGATATCTCACTGACAGGTACGCCGTTAAAGGTAATCTTTTCCAGCTCGTTCTTTTCACCGCTGGTCAAACTGAATTCCAACCGGGCAATCACTGCGTCTCCCATACGGACGGCATTTTCGTCCGTGACCAGGGAAATATGGGCAAATATGGAATCCGTGACCCAGATTGATCCGCCGGTATAATAAGAATTCGGCTCCAGCGTCGCATCGGGATCAATCTCATACTTATTAATCTGCTTGTCTTCCGTCATCTCGGATACCGTAACATTCATCCCTTCATCCAGAAGCGTCTGCACTGTGGTCTGGCCAACCAGGATTTCTTTTCCGTCTATCGTAACCGGATACAATGCCTGCTCCGGTTCTGCTTCTGTCTCCGTTTTGCTGCTCTTACCGGAACAGCCTGCCAACAGCATTGCTGCCATGAACAGAATTACACCTGTTTTCAAAAACTTTTTCCTCATATAAATTCCCTCCATCATTTGTTCTGTCTGACATTTACCTCCCAGTCTGTTTAAAAAAGAAAAAATCCCTGATAAAATCAGGGATTAGTCAGCTCCCGGCCGGACTTGAACCGGCGACCCACGCATTACGAATGGACTTTTATTCCTTATAAATCAAGGTTTTCAACGTTTTTTCGTCATTTCTTGGTTACTGTTATGTTGTTTTATGTGGCTATTTTATGGTAAAAACACGTCTTTTGTGGTGTCGTAGTAACCAAATAGTAACCAATTATCAGGGCGGGCCCGGCCATTCCGATACCCACCTGTTTCTTTCAAGTCCTGTTACCCGCAGTTATAGAAAAACATTTAAGTTAGAGAAGAAAGGAAAAAAGATGAACCGCGTCATGCTCAGATAACCGAAAATGCAAAATATCAGGAGACCCGTAAAATGGCGGAAATGATAATCGATGTGGATATATCAGCCATGTGGTTTTTGACATAGAGATCGTCAGATACCTAATGCCGGCTAATGTAGGAAACAGGGCGGAGCCATGGGGAAGCTGCCGCCCTACTGATTAATGAGCATATTTATATAACGTTTTTCAGTCGATTTGTGACGCAAAAGCGCACAAAAGCCACCCAGCGTAAGGGATACTGAGCGGCTTTGCATGAATACTCTTTCTGATACGCCAGAAAGATATATGAATTAATACGAGCGAATTTATTATATCATTTCTGCGACCTTCTGGCAAGAGGTGTGTTTAAAAAATAGACGGCGTGAAGCGCCTTTAGAAGTAAGGCGGCCCAAACGGACCGCCTTTTTCTTACCACTTCAACTGACCATGTCAACCTGACACGGTCTATCCCGCCAACATCTTCACCGAGTTCTCCTGAATAAAGTTCTTGATCTGCTCATATCCCCAACCGCAGCTTATCAGGCTGCTCACCAACATTTCCATAGACTCAATCTGTTTAAGCTCATCAGCCGTCACATAATCCCGGATACTTTCCTTTCCCTTAACCTCATACTGTTCCTGTAGTTCCTTCATGGTCTTTCCAAAAATAGTCTGATAAATAAACTTTGTGTAATTAGGATATATAAATTTCTTATGAGGGCTGTCGGCTACCTTCATTTTGATTGTATCTGTAAGAATATGGCGAACGATTACTCCTTTATCCCGTTCGATCTGCCATTGCTGACGCTCTGTATAGATTCGTTTGAGTTCAGCTTCCATGGCATTAAAAGCCTTGATATAATCCAGTTTCCACTTTAACGCTTTTTCGCCGGTGAAGCCCATCGCAAGTAAAGAAAATCCGTCTCTATCCATTTCGTACATGGGGTATTCTTTTCCGCGGCTCTTATATGTTGTCTCTTTAAAAAAACTGGCGGCTGAATTTTCAGCCGTGAGATTCTCAATTGCCTGAATGACATTTTTATGTTCCTTCTCAAAATGCTCCGCTACTTTAAGACTTGTTGTTACTAATTTTTCCTCATATCTCTTACCAGTAATTTCTACTAACATAAAATTCATCCTTTCTCTGATTTTATTTTTGGAAAATAGAAAAGCCACGGGATTCCTCCCATAGCTTCAGTCGCATCATTATTCTGTTGTTTGCTATTCCACCCACTGCACCTCAAGATTGCCCTGTGCAAGGTTGTTCGTTACCATCAGCGCCCCGTATGTCGCCATATCAGCCATTGATGGGTTAAGCATATAGACCAGGCCGCCAATCACAGTGTATCCAGTAACCATGTTCCCGGAATCGTCCACGTAGAACCATTTATTCTTATATTTGATCCACCGCGCCTTCTGCAACTCGCCGTTAATCGTAAAATGCCAGTTCCCGGCGCCGTCCTCAAAACTCTTTACATCGTCCTCCTGGCCGCGGATCCGCAGGCAGAAGTCCGTCCATAACTCCGGATTATCCATCATCTTACGAGGGCACCATTTCCGTTTGGCGTCATAGTGCCGGATCACTCGATCAGCAGGGATCCCCGTCTCCTCAATCAGATACCGTACCAGATCCACGCAGTTAAGCCGCGCCTTATTGTAGTCGCTGTCAGGATTAACGCAGATCTCGATGTTGATCGTGTTGTTGTTATTGACTCCAGCCACCAATGGAGTGCCGTACTGCTTGCCGACCGCCCATGCGCCGTCTGTATGGTTGAGAGTCTGGTAGATCGCCACATCGTCAACGTAGTAGTGGACGGACGTGGCGATGTTGCCGTTGACGTGTGCTCTGGCGTGAGATTCGGCTCCGGCCCCTTTGTTGAAATTATCAGTCTCATGGATTACGATGTACTTTGGGTGATTCTGGCTTGCATAGCAATTGATCTGTTTGATTTGTTTTGTAATAGGTAACATAGTTAGCCTCCAATCTAAAAAAGGGCCCAGCCCCCCCAAGCCCATAAAAGTTGTGATATTACAACCGTTGCGATATCGCAAGCAGCTTATTTTGTCAGCTGCTTGTACGCCTGGTTGATACCGGTAGCCGCAAGCCCCGATACAGTTCCAACCGCCGCCGCGTTGATGATGTCCGCCGCCGGGAAGTCGGGCATCGTGTACATGCCTGCAACGCCCAGGATTGCCCCAATAACGCCGCAAATTACCGGCAGCCACTTATTGTCTACCGCCGTCGCTTTCACCGCCATAGCGGCCAAATAGCACAACGCTGTGATACCTGCTACACTTGCAATTCCTAAATCCATAATTACCCCTCTCTTTCCAGATCCCCAATTCTGTGATTGACGACCTTAATCTGCTCCTGCATCACGGCCTGAGCCTCCTCTAACTTATAGGTCCGCTCAATTACCGTGTTATGCCTGTCCACTTTTTTCTCTAACTGCTCTAACCGGTAGGCGGTCAGCTTCGCAGACGCAAACACACCGGCAAATGTACCGATTGCACTGCCTCCCAGGCCGATCAGAGCCACCATTACATCTGTAGGCATATATAAGCCCTCCCGTCAGTTATTCCGGATTTTCTTTCAACCACGCTTCTGTCTTGGGCCGCCAAAAGTTTGGTACTTCATCGATCGTGATAATACCTCGCCTGATCCGTGTTCCGTAAAATGCTCCCATTAAACCGTACCTCCTTCTGCTAGTGTTCCAACCACTTTACCAAGATCATCAATTGCCCCGTCCTGCACCGCCTTACCTTCCTCCAGCGCGTCCAGGCGCTTTTCCTCATCCGTTTTCTCGCGGAGGCTATAAGTTGTAAGCACCGTACCATCTGCGGCCACCATGGACGTTTCAGATACAAGTACAAGGTCAGTATAATTACCTACCACTAACCCATCACCGTTCTTAATCTGCACTGCGGTGAGATTGTCATGAGTCAGCGCCTCCCAGGTCGTTACCATGGCCGCCCGGTTTGCCGCCGCCACCTGTATGGATCCCAGGCTTGCGCCTGCCTCCAACTCGATAATAGTTCCATTTTTTAAGATCATAGTGTCTTTCAC